CGAGCGAAGCGACCCTGACGCTTGCATCCACAAGCGAAGTCGAAAATGTTTGTTTGCACTTCAACGATGCACTGGACTTCGACATCGACTTGATTCAGCGGCTTGAAATGCGGGTGAAGATCGGGGCAGCTACCTTTACCAGCGGCTCGATTCTTTGCTTCGGTCTTGGCTCGGCTCGAAACGATACCGCCAACGATGTTGCGGCCAACGCTTGGTTTCGCATGGAGGGAGCAAGCAGCACAACGCTTGTTTACCTTGAAACCGACGACGGGGTGCGCGACAACGACGACATTTCTAGCGGCGTAACCCTTGGGACCACGTACAAGGAATTCGTCATCGACTTCACTGGCGGCAAGAGCGATGTCAAATTCTACATCGACGGCCAGCGGGTCGGCGCGACAACCACCTTCGACATGAGCGGCTACTCCTCGGGATTGCAACCGCTTGTTCAGTTGCAAAAATCGTCCAGTGCCAACGTCGATTCGGTTGTTGTCGACTACTTCAAGGTGACTTGCAAGCGAGCCTAATTGATGAGCTTGCACGATACCATTATCGAAGACGCCAAAAACGTATTCGCCAACCCGCAAGACTTTGCCGAATCGGTCGTTTACTACAAGCGAAACGGTCGGTCGAGGAAGATCAACGCAGTGGTTGTGCGAGACGATTCCTTGCAGCTTCCAGAGGCGTCAGACCTAGTAACCCCACGGTTTACGGTTTACGTCTCGAATGATGGATCGGAAGGTATCGCAAGCGACGAGCTAGACCTCGGCGGGGATCAAATTGGACTACCCCCCCGAGTCGGCGAACCGATTGAGCGGCGGTCTATTGTTCGACTTGTTGAGCATGATGAAGGGATGTTGGTTTTAGAGTGTCGTTAGCAATCATCGAGTTAATCGCGGTCGAATTGGAATCCAGGCTGTTGGCTATGGTTGACGATTCGACTACGTACCCAACCGATGTTCAGGAAGTTAAGCGACCTACTCGATTCGCAAACTACACGCCGATCGATCGCCAAATCATCATAACCCAGGGCGTCCAAAACGAAGTCCCTGAGTTATCTTGTCCGGGCAATCCTCCGGCGGTTGCACTGGCGCAGCAGTTCAATATCCGGCTAGTTTTGATGCCTTCAGAGCGAAGCCATGATGCGATCGACACGCTACTAAATCAATTCGGTTCAGATGTCCGCAAGTGCATCTGTAACCCGGCTAGTTCCTGGCACACCTTCGACGGAAACGCTTTGTTTGCTACCTTCGGAACCAAAATCAACTTTACTTCCGACGGCGGTATTGACGGGGCAAACATGCAGCTGATTGTGACCTATCGAGTCGATGAAGACGATCCGACGGTGAGGCGATGATAATCGACATCCAAGCACACGAAGAAAAATCGAAGCTAGCCGCCGAGCGGGTAATCAACTACGCCGACGGACTAGAAAAGGCTTTTAGTAATCGCATTGACGAAGCGACAAAAGACGTAAGGCGGCGGACGGAACGCGAAATACGGACAGCGATGGCCGTCGAGCGGGTCGAGGAATTGAGGGCCTTTTGCGTCGACGAAAAGCTAATCGACAACCTGCTAGCCAAAGAATCAATTCTGAAAATCGACGACACGTTTACCGTACCGCTTCGGGCATTCAAAGCACGGCAAACCGTCGAAGGGGTCGAGATTGAATTCGTTCGAGGGACTCCGGCAATGGTATTCGATGGGGCTTTCGGGCCGAAGATCGCCAAGCTAGGCAGAAACATTTATAAGCGACTCGGACGGGCTCGATTCCCGATTCAAAAACTAAGAGACTTGCAAGCAACCAAGATCGAGGGCGTCAAGGATGCTTTCGATCGCGGGGCGGCTCAGGCTAAATCGATAATGGTTCGCAAGCTCAAAGAAGCCAAACAGGACGCAAACGACATTCTCGGGAGAGACAAATATGCTACTACGTAAAAAGACCGTTTTGGGTGCAAAGATCGAATCGACCGTAGGGACAGCCGAAACCATCGCGGCAGCGGATTGCACGGTCAACGCTTACGACCTTATGATTAACCCGGAGTTTCCTTTCGAGGAGCGACAAGGCCAAGGTGGTTTTGGTCGCTTGGCATCGATTCCAGGGGCCAGGATTGGCCGGGCTACATTCTCGGTTGATCTAGCCTACGACGGATCGGCAGTTCCGGCATGGGCCAGCACGTTCCTACCGGCTTGCGGAGTTGTGCTTTCGACGGCTACTTGGTTTCCTAAAACCGAAGTTCCCGCATCAGGGAGTAGCGTAAAAACCCTCACGATCGCGGGGTTTTTCGATGGGGTCCGGCGACGTATTTACGGGGCGGTCGGCAATGCTCGATTCATCCTGCCTACCGGGAAAATGGGCCGGGTTGAATTCGACTTCCAAGGGGTCTACGACGACGAAGCAGATGCGGCGATTCCAAGTTCGATCAACTACGTCAACACGCTACCGCTTCGCGTTGCGGGCGGTGCTACGTCTTGGGCGTCGACGAACATCTGCCTTGAATCGGCAACGATCGATCTAGGCAACGTGATTACCGCTAGAGAATGCTCGACCTCGGCGGCAGGGGTTGATAGTTTTGTAATCACGGATCGCAATCCGCGAATTACGGGCAATCCAGAATCCAAGTTGATCGCCACTCAGAACAGATACAGTCAATTCCGCGACGGGACCGAAGCAAGCCTATCGTTTACGATCGCGGGACCAACGACCTCAACGCTTGTCTTTACTGTCCCCAAGGCCCAGCTAGTAGCTAAGCCAATGGGCGAGCGGAACGGCATTATGACCGATCAACTCGAATGGCAAGCCAACAAAAACGTGGACGCTTCGGACCAAGAATTCTCAATCGCTTTCAACCATGCAGCCTAATACATTCACAGACAAAATCGACGGGTGCGACATCGAGTTTACCTTGAATCGCTTGAAGTTCCGAAAGACCGAACAGGTCTTGGGGCTCATCAGCGATTTCAGGGAATCGACCGAACCAAAAAAGCAGATGGCAGCGATTCGCGAAGCCGTCTTAATTTGCTTGGCCGGTTGGAGTCTCGACAGGCCTTTGAGCGATTGGGATGAAGAAATCGAAGTTGCCGACGCGGTTAAGCTCGTTAGTTGCTGTTTACGCGGCAACTCGGCAAGCGAAGGTGATAAAAAAAAATAAGGGCAGCCGCATTTATCCGATGCGGCGAACTATGCAAGTCTTGCACTCGAAACCAATGCAACAACAAGCCAAGCAGCGACCTCCCGTTGATGCTAGCCTGTCCAGGTTGCGACGAGTCCGGGTGCGATGCTTGCGAGGGTCGAGGGTATTTTGAAATCAACGATTGCCCAAAGGATTACGTAGGGCATCGAGTTAGTTCGGCGGCTAACCTTGCGGCTTGGGTCTCGAAAGGGATCTTGCCGGAGGCGGGCGGGATTTACGATCAGGATGCTTGGTTTGTTTCGGTGCAAAACGCACTTGAAGCCGACGTAAACCGAATCGAAGAACAGAGGCGTAAAAATGGCTGACGTAGAAGTCACACTTGGAGCGAAAAACGAAGCTTCGGCGGTGTTGCGTCAGTTTTCGACCGAAGTAACGCAAACGGCTCAGCAAGTCGAATTTTCAATCCGTGGCCTAGCCCAATTGGCAGGCGTGACGGCAGCGGTAATCGGAATCGTCGAAGCGGGGCGGGCTGTTGTTGGGTTTGCATCGGCATCGGTCGCAGCGTTCGACGATTTGAACCGCTCATCGATCAAGCTTGCCGAGACCGTCGCTCTAATTCCAGGGGCGGGCAAGGCGGCATCGGACGAAATGGTCAAGGTTGCCAACAGCCTTGAGCGAATGACCAACGTGGATTCTGGACGCATTCAGGATCAAATGGCCCAAGCACTGCGGCGCGGTGCTGGGGTTGGCGATATTGAGGACATGGCCGAAGCGGCTCTTGGGTTGTCGCGAGTGTTCGATCGAGATTTATCCTCTGCAATGCGGATGGTCGAAGATGCGGTAAAGGGCAACTTCGCAGCGTTCGAGGGCTTTATTCCGAATATCAACGAACTAGCCACAACGGAAGAACGGCTTGCAGCGGTCAGCGAACTAGCCACCAAGGGATTGCTGAATAAAGCCGACTCGGCAAAGTCGGCGTTAGAGGCTAGCGAAGCCTTGAGCGTTGCGACCAAAAACCTTTATGAGTCCTTCGGGGCCTTGCTTGCACCTATTCGGGATGTCGTCTACCGAGGCTTGGTTGTTGCCTTTGAGTTTATTCAAAGCTCGATGATTCCGGCGATGGATGATTTCGTCCAGCACGGTGAAGACCTAGCAAACGCAATGCAGGATGTTGGCAAGACGATTGCCGAAGCTTTCGTGACCGGGTTTACCGTAGCAGAGCTTGCGATATTCCGGTTCGAGGATGTTCTTGAGGTGATTTCGGCGTCGGTGCTGCTTTCGGCTAACAAGATCTACAATGACGTAGTGTTTGTGTTCGACGGCTTGCTAGCTAGGGCTAATTGGTTCGTTGACGCATACGCAAAGCTTCTGTCGGGTCGGTTTACCTTCGAGGATGTCTTGAAGGAAATGCCAGCCTTTGGCGAAAGAGCAGTAACCGAAACCGAAAAGAGCTTGCAGGCCATTCTTGATGAGGCAGTCGGCAGTCTCACCCAAGATTTTGACTCGAAAATCCGAGAGCGGCTAGCGGCATTGCAAGACGCCATGAAACTAGAAATTGGCATCGATCTAAAACCAAGGGCAGGGGCGGCTAGTGCGTTGCAAGATCAGATCCGATCACTAACTGCCTTCGAGTCGCGGGTGCTTGTACGGGGCCAGACGGATAGCCCCATTGATAAGCTAGTCAAGAACACGGCAGAGGCCAGCAAGCTACTTTCGAGCATTGACGGGACGCTAAAGAGTCCAACGGAAGCCCCGAAGGAACAATTCCAGCTACAGGAGATCCGCTAGATGCTCAACGATAAAATCTACAGCGTCGATCTTATGTGGAGCGGGCTCGGCGGCGATATCTCCATTACCGACAACTTCCGGCGGGCCGATGCGCGTTTGCAAAAGGTATACCAAATATTTACAACCCCTGACGCTTCCTTAAACGACGTGTTGCAGGCCCCTGGAATCCCTGCGGCTGGATCATCGTTCGGCAACGGGTTCGATTTTGTTTTCGCAGTCCAGGCAAGCCCAAAGAGGCAAAGCCCGGTCTATTGGATCGTCACAGTACCCTATGAGGGCGAAGTATCCTTCGGCTCGGGCGGGCCACAAGGCAACCAAAACAACGGCGTACAAAGCCCATTGCTAGCCCCCGCGATTATTGATTTCGATGACGTAGAAGAGGAGCTGGAAATCGATGAGGATTTCGACGGCAATCCTTTGGTGACAGCCAACGGCGAACCCGTCAACGGTATTCGGCGTAAATTTGCGGACCAAACCGTTACGATTCAAAAAAACATGCTGACCTTCTCTAGCTACGTTCAAGGGCGTTATCGTCATTCGGTCAACTCCGATACTTTCCTAACGTGGCCAGCGGGTACGGCGAAAATGCAAAAGCTTAGAGCTAAGGCGGTTGCGTCCCCTGAAACCCCCTTCGGCGGCTATTACCAAGTGACGGCCGTAATCCAGTTCCGATACCCGTATCGAACCACTCCCGAAAAGGCTTGGTATTCGCGGTCAAGGCACGAAGGGTACTATAAGCGGGTTGAGCTACCAGGGCCTCCCGTCAACGGCGTTCAACCTACGGCGATTGTCCGAGCAACCAGGGCAGGCGAACCAACAGCCAAGCCGGTCTTGCTTGACGAACAAGGATTCCAGCTACCTGACGTAGATCCTCCGGCGCAGCAAACGGCGTTTTGGCAGGAAAAGAAGCTTTACGAACCACTCAGCTACAACGCACTAGGACTTTTACCATAAGGCCAAAAACATGAGCACTATTCAAAACGTCATTCTCCAGATTCCCGATCGATCACTGACCAACAACGACGTCGCAGGCAATGCGAATATCGAGCCATCGAAGCTAGGGCAAAAAGTCTTGGCCGAATACGTAGTCCCTATCGAGGCGTTCAAGACCTGGGATGCAGTTGCAAGCAATCTGCCCGCATCGGCAGCTAGCGACGATCTAGGGCTAGTTACAGGCACTTGGCTTACCAATTCTGTGAGAATCACGGCAGGGGATTGTAAAAACCTAGGGGCCACAACGCGAAGGGCCTATTTTTCGATCCCGATACCGCCGAATTATGACGACGGCGAAACGATTCAAGTCCGAATCCGGGCAGCGATGGAGACTACCCTAGCTTCGACGGCTTGCACGGTCGATCTAGAGGCCGTGGTAGCGTCAAGCGGAACGCCAACAGCGGATTTGGTGACTACGGCGGCTCAGTCGATGAATAGCCTCACAGCGGCCAATTTCGACTTTACGATCACTGCGGCCAGCGTGGACCCAGGGCAGTTGCTCGAATGCCGACTGTCGATTTCATGCAATGACACCGCTACGGCTACTGCAGTTGTCCCGGCGATCTACAAAGTATCCTTGCTCGCAGATACCAGGGGCTAAGCGTGGCTCAAAAGGATATCGGGTACTACAGTCCAGCCCTTGCGAAACGAATTCGCGATAATTCGTTTGCATGGGAACGCGAAAGGGCGGCAAAGCCGATCGAGATTCGGCAGTCGACCCCTGACCCGATTTACTTTTACAACGCATCGACCGAAACAATACCGGCTTACGGTTGCATCCAAAAAGTGGGTGTGGAAACCATCGACGGGCAGTCGATCCTCAAAGTCGATCGGCCAATTGATTACACCGCTTCGGTAATGGGTCCGTTTCTTCTCAATGGGCCAGCGGAGGTTGCAGCAAACGGGCTTGGCACCGCTCAATGGGGGCCAATCTTCCGAGCGAAAAAGGATTCAGCGACCTACACGACCGGTACGCGAATGGGGCCGGTTGATGCGTCGTTCGACCTGTCGAAAGGATGCCTGTTTACCTTCATCGGTGACGATGAGCAAGAGGACGACCTAATCAAGGTGATTGCTTGCGAAACGCCATTGCTGGCGATCGTTGGGTCTTCTGGCATCGCGGGCAATAGCAGCGGGACCGTGACGGCTAAGCAACCCGCAAGCGGCAATTGGACAGCGGGCAGCGTGACCTATACGGCATGGGCTCCAACAGCAACGGCAATAGCAGCGGCGGCAACGGTTATGATATTTCCGATTGACGCCAAATGGGTTGCCGTGGAGGTTTGCTAAATGGGATGCTTCGGGCGTTGTAATTGCGGTGACTGTTGCATGGACCCGGATGAACTTGCCGAGCTTGTCTCGAATATCACGGTCGACGGGCCAAGCCTTAGCGGTGCGGTGCTAGAATTTGAATCGTCGAACTGTTGCCATATTGCACGGCGCGAGCTAGTCAATCCAGGCTATACGACCGACTGCAAAAAGATTGCCGAAGAGACGATCAACGAATCGTCGACGACTTCGATCAAAATCATCGAGTCGCAAAAATTTGCAGCTAGCCCAGCATGGACGATCTATTTCGACGCTACGCTAGGCAGTTGCATCTACGAGACGACAAACGCAAGCGTCACAGGGGCTGAGGCTTGCGGTGAGGTTATCAACTGCGGAACGACCGAAATCGAGTTTGAGCAAATTGAGGAATACTACTTTGCGGCCAAGTACCGATACCTTGCTGTCAACATCGCGATCTACAAACGCGAAATGATTTGCCCCCCTGGAACCGAAGTTGTTTGTCGATACGTCGTTGAATGTACGATTGAATATGAAATCCAAGAGGGTGGCGGCGTCTACAATTCGTTTACCCGCGATGTTACCTACTCGGATGAATTTGGATGTTGCGAGCGGACTGCTTGCGATACCGAAAAACTAACGCATGATCCGGCGTTCGATTGCGAAACCGACTTGACCTTCGGCAATCCCGAAACGCGATACATGACCAAAGTTCGGGTTTACGATACGCTTGAGGACATCCCTAGCGTTATCACGTTCGACGACGACACGCCGATCACGCAATGCAACTTTGATTTTTGCGTCCCAGGTGCTCTTTACGATCCAAACGACCTAGGCTTTTGCATTGAAGCCGACAATGTAACGATCGACGAAATAGACGGCGGGGTGCGCGAAGAACTTTCAATATCGGCAACGTGTTTCTTTTGTCTCGATACTGGGGCCTCTTGCGATACCGGAGCGGTCAACACAACTGAGGGCGAAGTCGAGTATTGCCCGCAAATACCGGGCTACCCTTGCGACTGCGAGAACAATCGATTTACCGGCAGGGGGCTTTCGGCTCCAAGGGTTAGCCCCCCGTTCGATTACTCGATTTTTACGGTTGCAGGGGCCTTGAGCGTAAGCGTCTCAGGATGCCATCAACTCAAAGATCAAAACATTAACACAACGCAGGATTGCCCCCCGTCGTGCCAAAGTCCGGATACCTATCCAGGGGTGGACATCGACGACCGAACAGAGTGCAATTGGTGGGATTGCTCAAGTTGCATCGCGGGCGAAGATCCGATTGTTATGCCTTACCAAAACAGAGGCCCAACGGTCGACGCCTATTCGTTTAGTCAATCGATCAACTACCTGACAGGCAATTACCGAATTTGCGTACCGTTTCCACCCGTAACAGTGACGCTTAACCCATGAGCACAGTAAAAATTGTCGACTTCGCCGAACTTGTCAAGCAGTGCCGAAAGCCCGGACAGCCAAGGCCACAACCGACACCAAGGCCAACGCCGATGAGCAACGAGGAGCTACTAGCCAAGCAGCAAGAGCGATCCAATCAAGCCGGGCGGCTAGCATGGGCCAAGCTTCACGGCTACACAGGCTGCGATCCTCAATGGCTCGACATCTGGCAGTACCTAATCCCGCAGCGGTGCGACTGCAAGGAAGGCTACCAGCGAATCCTTGCCGAGATCCCCCCCGACTTCTCATCCCCTGAAGCATTCTTTGCCTGGGGCGTTCGACTGCACAACGCAGTCAACGCGAAGCTTGGCAAGCCTGAAATCACGATCGACGAAGCCTATAAAATCTGGAGGAAATCAGATGGCTTGGACCAGCAGGAAACTATCGAGAAACGTAGTTGAAATAACGATCGATTTAACTCGGAACAAAGACTGGGAGCAATGGGTATTGCTTCGGTCGGATGTCCACCACGACAACCCAAAATGCGATCAAGCCTTGGAGCGGCGGCATTTAGAAGAGGCTCTTGAGTACGACGCTCCGATCATCGACAACGGCGATCTGTTCTGCGCAATGCAGGGCAAGTGGGACAAGCGAAGCGACAAGAACGCACTAAGGGAAGAACACAGGGGCAGCAACTACTTTGATTTGCTGGTTGAGACGGCAGCGGACTTCTACAGGCCTTTTGGCTCGCACTTTGTAGTGCTTGGAAAGGGCAACCATGAGACGGCGGTGACTGGTCGACATGAAACCGACTTAACCGATCGGCTAGCGTCTAGGATGCGGGCTCAGGGCTCCAAAGTCGAGGCCAGCGGGTACGGTGGCTACGTCTTGTTTCGGTTTAACGATACAAACCAAAAAGACAAACCCACCAAAGACACAAAGAAGCTTCACCACTTCCACGGAACGGGCGGCGGCGGGCCAGTTACGCGGGGCGTAATCCAGACGAATCGGCTAGCGGTATTTCAACCTGACGCGGATATCGTGCTGTCCGGTCACACCCATGACGAATGGAGCGTGACTATTCCGAGGGTCAGAATATCGAGTCACGGCGTAATCACTCAGGACGAACAGCTACACGTACGCGCCCCCGGCTACAAAGACGCTTGGGGCGATGGCGATCACGGCTGGGAAGTCGAGAAGATGCTAGGCCCAAAGGCCCTTGGGGCGGCGTGGCTACAGTTCCGATGGGACTGGGAAAAACAGCGGGTCATGGTCGATGCGTTGAGGGCGAAATAATGAAAGCCATAATCCGCAAACAAACCTGGACAATCCGCGACGACACAAGGCCCGATGAATTCGGCTATTGCGACCTAGAGGGCGACAGGGGCCAGCCTAGAGCGATCGGCATCCGCTCAGGGCTAGACGAGGGGCAAGACCTCGACACTACGCTACACGAATGTTTGCACGCAGCGATGCCGGACCTGTCGGAGGATGCGGTGACGGAGATAGCTAGCGACCTAGCAAGAGTGCTTTTGGCTAGAGGTTTCGGGCGATCCTAGCTAGCGCCGAAACGGTGACGAAACCCCGCCGTAATTCCGTGACGATTTCGGCGCTGTTTCGTGACGGCTGAGCGAAACCCCAATGTTTTTACAGGGGTTTTGCATATCGAACGGTGACGAAACTAGCGCCGTAATTACGTCACCATTTCGGCGTTTTGGCCGATCCTAGCCACCTAGCCAAAAAAACCACAATCTTTTTCGCTGCGTTTTCGTTGGCGAAACGATTATTTTGGTAAACTTCGATATCTTTATCGGTAAAGGTGTTGACCTTTGTTTGGCCGGTCGATTAATATACACACGTACAGCAAGTCGCTGACGCAAACCACTAACCGGAGACGATACGATGAAAATCAGCGGCACGCAAAAACGAGTAACACTTGCGATCAACGGCGTTCGATGCGGAATCACAGTACAGGCCGGTCCTTGGATTTCTGGCGTCAACCCTGACCTTATCAAGATCAGGCCAAAGAAACATAGCTTCCCAAGCGAAGTGATTGACGCCTTGAGCGTTGAGAACAACAGCGACAGCCGGTCCGACTACTTCGAGCGAGATTGCGTTCGATTGCCTCCAGGGCATCCGCTTTATCAAATGGCAAAGGCAGCAGTAGCCT